TTTGGGAGTAGCCGATGAGTGACGACGCGATCAGCGTAAAGATCAGCGCAGATGTCGGCGGCTTGGTCGATGGCATGAAGGAAGCTGCCGGCGCCACCGAAGAGGCAACCGAGCAGATCAAGGACGACGTCGAGGGCCTCGGACACGCCGCACGCGAGGCCGGGGAGCCGATCGAGAGCCTCACCGAGAAGCTGCGCGAGTTCGCCAGCGAGCAGCGCAGCGAGGGACGCCTGGCCGGGTTCCTTGCGATGCAGGTGCAGGGCCTTGGCATCGCCTCGAAGGGCGCAGCAAAGGAGGTCACCGGGTTCATCTCAGCGTTCGCTTTCGGTGGCGGTCTCGGTGTCGCCATCGAGGGAGTGAAGTTCGCGATCGAGAAGTTCACGGAGCTGAGCCGGGAAGAGAACGTTGCGGCGGAGGCCACGGCGAAGATCGGCACCGACGGAGTGGCCGAGATCAAGGCCTTCACCAATCAACTCACGGCGGCGAAGGAAGCCGCGGGCCTGATGGGAACCGCGCTGAAAGCCGCTGGTCTCTTGTCGCCGCATGTTCGCGAGGAGGAGGAGGCACAGAAGGCGCTCAAGGAGGCGATCGCCAAGGTCGCGGAGGAGCGCAAGAAGGGTGACGCGGCGGCCGCTGCTGCGGGCGCCGGAGTGCACCGCGACGAGAAGCATATCGGCGAACTCGATCGCCCCGAGGCGGCAGACAACGGCGCGACGCTGGCCGCGCTGAAGGAAGAGGAAGATGCGCGCGCCAAGCTAGTTGCCATCCAGAAAGTAATGGCGGGTATCGCCGCGGCCGCGGCGCCAGATATCGCCGCCGAGAAGGCGGCAGCGGCGGCCGAGCATCAGCGTCAGGTCGAAGAGAAGCTTCTCGAGTTCAAGGACCAACAGGAGGCGAAGTCGGCGGCCCTGCGTGCGGGATACGCGCAGGCCGCGATCGACGCGAGCAACCTCCTCGCGGAGATCGAGAAGTCCAACGCTGATGCGCTCTTCGCCGCCGAGCATCCGCGCATCGCAGAGGCCGCAGAGGCCGCCAAGCAGGCAGATAAGATCGAGGAGGAAAACCAGCAGCGCCGCGTCGAGCGGCAGCAGCGCATCAGTGCCTTCGAGGATGGCGAGCGAAAGAAGGCCACCGAGGAACTAAAAAAGCAGGCGGAAGAAGAGATAGCTGCCGCAAAGAAGGTGGCCGGCCAATTTACCGGCGCGATCACGGGGATGATCGACGGAACCAAGTCCTTCAAGCAGTCGATGAAGGAGATGGCCGACGCGGCAATCAAAGACGCGATCCGCATGACCACGGAGTTCATTGCTCAGCAGGTCCTCAAGGCGACGGGCTCTCTCGCGGCCCAGCAAGCCGGCGACGCTGCCGCGAAGGCGGCGAACGTTGCGTCGGTGACTTCGGACGCGGCGGTTGCCGGCGCTGGCGCAGCGGCCTCGATGGCGTCCATTCCATTCGTGGGCCCCGAGCTGGCGGCGGCTGCGATGGTGGCGACCTCCAGCTCGGTGCTTGGCGCAATGGGGCCGATGGCCAGCGCCGAGGGCGGCTTCGACATCGGCAATTTCAACCCGCTCACACAGCTGCACGCGCGCGAGATGGTTCTTCCTGCGCGCTACGCCGACATGATTCGCGGCATGGCCTCGAGCAAGTCGGGAGCGGGCGGCGGCGGCGACATCCATGTCCACAACATCGACGCCCGAGGGATGGAGCGCGTGCTCAAGAACAACACGGGCGCGTTGATCAAGACCGCGCAGCGCGCGCAGAGCAACCGGCGGACGCGATGAGCACGCTCCTCTGGCCCACGTTCCCCGGGCAGACGCTCAGCGTGAAGCGCACGCCGCTCTGGGCGACGGACGTGCAGGAGTCGCGCTCCGGCAAGGAGCAGCGCATCGCCTACTGGGCGACGCCTCGCTACCGCTGGGATCTCGAGCTCGAGTTCGCGCGCGCGGGCGGCAACACGATCACCGTCTACAACACCGGCGGCTCCGCGCAGTTCACGGGCAGCGAGGCAGCTGCGCTGGCGTGGTTCCAGGCCCAGATGCGCGGCAAGTGGGACTACTTCTACTTGAACGATCCGTTCGCCGTTCAGCCCGCCTATTACAACGGCGGCACTCCGGTTGTCGCGCCGACGCCGACCGCGACGCCCACGACCGGCACCGGCAGCATTCCCGCCGGCACCTACTACTACTCGGTCACCAGCGTGACCGCGCTCGGCGAGTCGGTGCAGGCCGAGTGCACATGCACGCTCTCGGCGATCGGCGAGATCACCGTCAGCTGGTCGGCCGTCTCCGGCGCGCTCTCGTACAACGTCTACGGGCGCTCGACGACGCAGGGTAACGAGCTCTTCATCGCGAACACCGCGTCGACGAGCTACGTCGACAGCAGCACCACCATCACGCCCGCCGGGCCCATGCCGCAGCTGCGCGTGCGCTTCGACATGGACGATCTCGAGATGGAGCAGCTCGAGGACTACTCGCGCGTCTGGTCGACGAAGAGCATCACGATGATCTCGGTGCGGCGATGAAGATCGCCTCGTCGTCGCTGCTCTCGCTGCTCAACACCAACCTTGGCTCGGACGTCGAGCTGATGATGGCGCGGCTCTACACCCTCACGCTCGTCGGCGGCGGCGTCTTCCGTTGGACCGACTACGAGACGGACCTCACGCTCGCATTGCCGGTGCCGGTCAACGGTTCCTATACGGCCGGCGCAGGCACGCTCACCGCGGGGACATATTACTACCGGGTGACGGCGCTCTTCGGGCCCGCGAATGAGTCGCTGCCGTCGGCGCAGACGCCGGCGGTGATCGCGACGACGGAGGGCATCAACGTCAATTGGTCCGCCGTCAGCGGCGCCACCGGCTACCGCATCTACGGGCGCACGTCGGGCGCCGAGCTCTACTTGGGCGCGGTGGGCCCAGGCGTGCTCACCTGGCTCGACACAGGCGCGATCACGCCAAGCGGCGCGATGCCGAGCGCGGCGCCAACGTTCTCCTCGAGCGGCCCAGCGATCACGGTTGGCAAGTCGCGCCAGGTCAACGGCGTCGAGCTGTGCGATATGGAGCTCGGCCTCTACGGCGGCACCGCGCCCGGCGGGGGCGCCGGATACTCGCTTCCTGGCTACACCTCGCTGTCGCTGGCGGCACTGCAGGGTGCTTTCGACAACGCGACAATGCAGGTCGACAAGCTCTTCATGGCGTCGCCCGGCGACGTGAGCCAGCAGCCGCTCTGCTGGTTCGTCGGTCTCGTCTCGGAGGCGGCGCCGAAGAGCAGCGGCGTCGAGCTGACGTTGAAAGGCTCGACGGAGCTCCTCGCGAACCTCCAATGGCCGAAGCGCACCCTGATGCCGCAGTGCCCGTACTCGCTCTACGATGCGAACTGCACCGTGGTGAAGGCGCCGGTCACCGTCTCGGTCCAAAGCGGCGCAACGACCACGAGCGTCACCGTCAGCGGGCTCGCGCACGGCGCGTACACGCTCGGCACTATCAAGTTCGCAGACGGCGAGAGCCGCCAGATCATCGCGATGGCGAGCAGCGGCTCGAACGACGTGCTCACGCTGAACATGCCGCTCAATACCGTGCCCAGCGCCGGCACGAACAACGCGACCGTGCTGCTCGGTTGCAACAAGAGCACGACCACGCTGGGCACCGACTCGGGGAATTGCACAACGCTTGGCGGCCGCTTTGGCGGATTCCCGTTTGTCCCACGGCCGGAGTCGATCCGATGAGCGAGCAAGAGCAGCGCGCGGCGGTGGTCGCGGAGGCGCGGACCTGGTTGGGGACGCGATGGATCCACGAGGCACGCGTCAGGGGCGCGGGCGTTGACTGCGGGCAATTGCTGGCGGCGGTCTATGAGGCGTGCGGGATCATCGGGTCGGTCACGATCGAGAGCTATCCTCGCGCGTGGGCGCACCACCGAGGCGAGGAGAAGTTCCTCGGTTACGTCGAGCAGATGGCCGCGCGGGTGACCGACCGAGAGCCGCTGCCGGGCGACATCGTGCTGTTCCGGTACGGGCGCTCCCTCTCGCACGCCGGCATCGTCGTCGAGTGGCCGGTGATCGTGCACGCCTATGCTGACGTTGGCCAGGTCACTCTCGACAACGTCGATCACCGATTCGACCTGCGCGCTCGGTATGCCGGCGCGTGGGACCCGTGGGCTCGTCGGGGGGACAAATAATGGCCGGCGCAACGACGACGGGTGGTCATAGCATTGGCGGTCTGAACAACGATCAGCTGCCGCCGGTAGAAACAGCCTCATACGGAAAGTGCTTGCCCGTCGTTTACGGCACCAACCGGATCGCCGCGTCGATCATCTGCATGCCGCCCGAGCTGTGGATCAGCGGCGCGGGGAATGGTGGTGGCAAGGGCGGCGGCAGCGCTGGTAGCGGCTACTATCAGGGCGTCTGGATCGCCATCGCCGAGGGACTCAGCGGGTGCTCGACCGGTCGCATGTGGGTCGATAAGGACGTCTTCCCGACGACGACCACGAACATCGACGGCAACTCGAGCGACGGCTCGAAGCCGTTCGAGTTTCTGCCTGGCTCTCGTCCGCAGAGCCCGCCGGCGGACTGGACGAACACGGGCGGCGCGACATCGCCCATCAGCGTGACCATCACGGGCACGCCCACCACCACCACGGTCACGGTATCGGGACTCGCGCACAACACGACGGGCTATCTGTTCGGGACCATCTATTTCCAGGACGGCGAGAGCCGCGCGATCATGGGGATGGCCGCGAGCGGCGGCAATGACGTGCTCACATTCGCGGTCGCGCTCACCACGGCGCCCACGTCTGGCGCGCTCGCGGTTGTGGTCGCGTCGGTTCCGAGCAACATCCAGAACTATCGATGCGTCAACGCGGCCGTCCCCGCAGCTGGGCCGTTCACACTGAGCGTTACCGCGCCAGGAGGGAACGGCACAGATCAGTCGTGGACACAGGATGCGAACGTTGCCTCGCCGGTGCGCAGCATGATCGAGGCGACGGTATTCCCGAACGCGCCAAAATACCTCGTCTCCGGTCCCATCGCTGCCCTCTCTGGTGCGACGTGGGTTGGCTCGGTCAGCGGAACAGTGCTCACGGTCACTTCGGTTCTGCGCGGCACGATCGCTGTCGGGATGACGCTCTTTGATGAGGGCAACAACTTCACCGGCGGGAACACGCAGATCACTTCACTGGGGACCGGCACCGGCGGAACTGGCACCTACAACCTGAACCTCGGAGGAAGCGTCTCCAGCGAGACGATGAGCGGCGGCGCGGATTACAACGCGACAGCCGGCGTCTACACATTCAACGGAGCGACTTTCACTGGGACAATCAGCAACGGCAGCGGCGGCGCCGGCAACACGCTCACGGTCTCTTCGGTGTCGAGCGGCGTGCTCGCGGTCGGAATGCAGATCGTGAACCTCGGCGGGAGTGGTGTTCCTGCGAACACATGGATCAGCGCTCTCGGCACAGGAACGGGCGGCGCGGGCACCTATGCTCTCAGTACCTCCGCAAACGTTGCCAGCGTATTGATGGGCGCCGGCCAGTGCGGCGCGCCGGTCGCGATCTCGTATTACATCAGCACCGATATCGGGAAGTATTCACTCGGATATAGCGGCACGGCGGTGCTCGCGTCGAAGTCGCTCTCGCTGGGCACCTCGAATGCGATGAAGAACTTCTCCATCGAGTTCAATGGGCTGCTCACGAACGGCACCGCGGGAGATGTCAACCCCGCCCTGATCCTCGTCGACATGCTTACCAACACGCAGTACGGCATGGGCTTCCCCGCCTCTGCGGTGAACGCGCTCTATGGTCCCGATGGGACGACCGCGACGGGGCTGCAGACCTACTGCGCGCAGGCGGGCATTCTGTTGTCGCCGATCTTCGACGAGCAGAAGAGCGCTCTGGAGCACATCGACTGGATCCTCGACGCCTGCAACGCCGAATGCATCTGGTCTCAGGGGCGCCTGAATATCTATCCCGTCGGCGACGCGAATATCGGTAGCTATACGGCATATACCGTTGCGCAATACTCGCTCAACGAAGACAACATGTTGGCGAGCGACGGCAAAGACATGATCGAGTTCACTCGCATCAGCGCGCAGGAGACATACAACTGCTGCCCGATCGAGTTCGTTGACTCCCAGACGCCGGACCAGAACTCGCAATATCAGATCAGCACCGTGCAGGACTTCGAGCAGCCTGACGTCGATGCCTCGGGCGGCATCGTGCGCAAGAAGGGCGCGAAGTCGCTCAAGTGCATCACGAAGCAGGCGATCGCCCAAGTGCTATCTCGGATGATGGCGCAGCGGAGCGTCTACGTCCGCAACAGCTACAAGTTCAAGCTGCCGCAGCAGTTCTGCCTGCTCGAGCCGTTCGACCTGCTGCAGATCAGCGACTCCACCGTCGGGTTGGTCAACCAGGTCGTGCGCATCCTCTCGATCGAGGAAGACGAGCACGGCGAGTTCGATGTCGACGCGGAGGACGCAGCGATCGGGCGCGCGTCCTCGGTCGCCTACGGCACCGGCTCCGCACAGGGCGGTGGCCACGTCGTCAACACAGTGCCGTTTCCTCCGAGCACGCCGATCTTCTATATGCCTCCGCTGCCCGCAACGGGCGCGGGCAGGCCGCCTGGCGGGTTCGGCGTCGGCGGCTGGACTGGACCCTATCCGGTCCACAACTCGAAGCCGGTTGGGCCCCAGGCGATCACGCCCGAGATCTGGGTGTCCGTCGCTAGCAACGGAAAAGACTGGGGCGGGGCTCAGGTTTATATGAGCTTCGACGGCACCAATTACACATATCAGGGAGATATCGGCGCCGCGACGACGGGCGTGATCGCCAGCTCGGGATTCCCTGCCGGCTCTCCGCTCGACACCACGAACTCACTGATTGTCAGCGTCGCATCCTCGAACGGAACGATCTCCCCTGTGCAGGCAGCCGACCGAGATGCGTTCTCCTCGATGGCGCTCGTGGATACGGGCGCCGCAGCCGAGTTGATCGCCTATCAGGGATCCACCCTGTCCGGGACCAATCAATACACTCTGACCAATCACCGACGTGGACTCTACGGGACGCCGGTCGGCAGCCATGCAGTGGGCGCGCAGTTCACGATCATCGACCAGAACGTCCTCAAGATTCCGATCGACTCGAGCCGCGTGGCGGCCGGCAACGTCGTCTATTTCAAGCTGGCCAGCTACAACCTCGCGCGCACGCAGTCGATGGCGCTCTCTCTCTGCCCGGTCTTCACGTACACGATGGCGGGACCCGGCGCCGCGGGCGTGCAGCTCCTGCCCGCCATCGAGTCTCTGCCGCTGCGCATCTCGTTCGACACCTACGACGCCACGCAATGGGATTTCCCGGTTAACGGTCCGGGCATCCTCTCGATAAAGCAGAACACCGACTCGCACGGTAGCGGGAAGAGCGCGACGCCGGTCGTCGGCGGCCATATGCTCGAGTGCTCGGCTGGCCAGGTGATGATGGTCCACCGGGCGCTGATCCCGTATGACCCCACGAAGGTCTATCGGATCCAGGCTGCCGTGAAGCAGCGCAGCGGCGCTACCGCGCGCAGCATGTACGTCGGATTCGTCGCGGTAGGAAATGACGGCGTCACCCAATACGACGTGAACGGCGTCACCACCAACGGCAGCAATCCGGCCGTGCAGCATTGCGCGGTTTATCCTGGCTATGCCGGTGGAAGCGGATGGGTGAACCTCAACGCCTATTATAGCAATCTGTTCGGGACGGGCACGACGCCGGGCTCCGCGAGCGGCGCGACGCCCTCACCAGCATATGCCGGCACTTGTTATATGCGTATGTTTGTCGCATTCAATTTCACGGGTGCGGCCGTGATGGATATCAGCACGCTGCAGGTGTCGGAGGTTGCGACCGCTGGCGCGCTAGCGGGACAACTCAGCGAGAACATCACCGCGAGCGTCTCGACGACCTACAACACGAACGACACCTATACGACGGCCAACCCGCCCGCGGCCGGGACGGTTCCATCGGTCTACGTCGGGGGCGTGCTACAGCCGACGACCAACTATCAGATTGATCCAATGAGCACCGGGACCGGGGCCTACGTCTTCGGAGCGAATTATATCCCCTCGGGCGAACAGGTGGTGGTGATCTATGCATCGGTATAAATCAATCGTTGCCGCGATTCTCTGTGTCTCTCTTTCTGTTAGCGCTGCCGATATCGCCGGAGGGACGCAGCTAAAACAAAGCGCTGCCGGATCGACGCCTGCGCTCTGCGGCGTATACCTGGGATCGTCGACATATCAGGCATGTCTATTCGCTGCGCTCGGCTCGCTCAACTACAACCCGATCGTGCAAGCGAACGACAGCGGGATCATATTCAACTCCGGCGGCATCGGGACAGGCGCGTTTGTTCTTGCGCCACATTCCTCGAGCAGCATAGGCCTGCGAATGACGAACAGCGGGACGACGCTCAGTGGGGCATTCACGTTGCCGAGCACGACGGGCCTCTATCTTGGGAGCACGAGCGGCGGCCAGCTGTGGTGGGACGGGTCGGGACTCAACCTGTCCTCGATTGGCTCGGGGGCCTACATGATTGTGAGCGGCGGCCCGGGAGGAACCAGCACGGTCTTTGTGCGGCCGACGCAGGGGTCGACGACCGGCCAAACACTATTCACCAACACGCTAACGACGTTCAATACGCCGCTGACGATCAATGGAAACCAGATAACCCTCTCCAATGGAAGCACGGGAACCCTCAGTATGGGCCCGTCTTCAAACGGATTGATTCAGTGGGATGGTTCAGAAACGGTTTTCTCTTCCACGGCCACTATGTACCTCGAGGGGAGCTCTACTGGCTCGTCGATTGTATTCCAGCCTCAGCGCGGGGCCACCGTGGGATCGTTCACGACGAATGGCCTGGTTATTGGCGCCAGCGGAACAGCAATCGGCACCTGCTATATGGCGTCAGCGAGCGAAACCCCGGGAGCCATCCCTGGTAATAACTGTTCCGACTCTGCCGCGATCACCGTGACTGGCGTTGTGGCCGGTGATGCGTGTGTCGTTGGCGTCCCATCAACCGGAGCCGGAACGGCGATCAGCGCGACTTGCTACGTGAGCGCGGCGAACGCGGTCAAGATCCGCTGGTGCGATTCGAGCGCGAGCGCGAACACCGGCACGAGCGGCACTTACACCGTCCGCACCTTCCACTAGGCCCGGAATCTGTGGCCGTCGGGCGGCACGCTCTGCGGCATGAGCGACACCGACAGCATCGGCCTCTCGCGGCTGGCCTACGTCTTCCACCGCGTGCGCCCGTCGCAGCTGATGCCGCACGTCGACGCGATCAACGCGGCCGCGGTGGAGGCGCAGATCAACACGGTCGACCGCTGGTCGATGTGGCTCGCGCAGCTCGGCCACGAGAGCGAGCAGTTCACGGTTTTCGAGGAGCGCCTGAGCTACAGTGCCGAGGCGCTGCTCAAGACCTGGCCAACGCACTTCGATGCGGCCGCCGCGCAGGGCTACCAGCACCAGCCGGAGCGCATCGCGAATCGCGCCTACGCCGGGCGCCTCGGCAACGGCGACGAGGAGAGCGGGGACGGGTGGAAGTATCGCGGTCGCGGCGCCATCCAGCTCACCGGGTTCAGCAACTACCTCGCCTGCGGCGTCTACCTCGGCGTCGACCTGGTCGGCCATCCCGAGTACGCGGCCGGGCTCGACCGCTTCCGCGTCGCGGCCTGGTTCTGGCGCACGCACGGGCTCAATCACTGGGCGGACACGCGCAACGTCGAGGACGCGACCAAGGCGATCAACGGCGGGCTCAACGGCCTCGCCGAGCGCAAGGAGTTGTTCGAGCGCGCGCAAGACGTGCTCTCGCCGGCGGGAGGTTCGCCGTAATGCAGATCGACATCGCGCACATCGTGCTGATGGCCGCAGCCGGGTTCCTCTCGGTCGTGATGAGCCTTCTCGCGTGGGCGATGAAGGGACTCATTGACGACGCGAAAGGCAAGATCGGCACCCACGACCGGAAGCTCGAGGAGCACGCCGATCGCCTCAATGAGCATGGCCGGAAGATCGCCGTGCTCGAGGTCCGCACCGACTCGCACCAGAGCGCGATCCTCGAGCACCAGCGCGAGCTCAATCACCGCACCTGATCCCCCAACAACCGGAGCACCGTCATGTCCTCGCAGCTCACCACCGGCATTCCCTGGGTCGACCGCGCGCTCGCCATCATCGCGGGCGCGATCACCCTCTGCAGCTTCCTCTCGCACTACATCCCGCCGACCAGCGTCCTCGGGAAGCTGGTCAGCTACATCGCGCTCAATGGCGGGAAGCTGCTCGTCAAGCAGGACCCGGCCAGCCTGCCGGCGCCCAAGGGATTCGCTCGCGTGGGCGCGCTCCTGGCGCTCTGCGCGCTCACTCTCTGTGCCGCCTGCGTGGCCGGCTGGCAGGCCGCCGTGAAGGCGGCGCCGGCCTGCTACGGCCTGACCGCCGCGAACGTCTCCACCATCGTCTCGGAGGGCAAGGCGATCGCGCTCGACGCCGCGCAGTGCGCCACCATCGCGGGCTGCCCGGCTGCGGTCGAGGCGGCGCTGGGGACCTACCTCGCCAACCAGGCGCTCGACGATCAGGCCTATGACTGCGTGACCGAGGCCATCAAGCTCGAGATCAAGTACCCGCACGGCGGCGAGGCACCCTACACGCCCGATGCCGGGCCCGAGGAGGCGCCCAGCGCGCTGCAGGCGGCGGTCGCGATGTCGGCACAGCAGATCACCGCGCTGGAGGGCATCGAGTCGCTGCAGGCCCACGTGCGCGCCGCGCGGGCGCCGCTGAAGCACTGACGGGACGGGGCCCAGAAAGGGCCCAGATAGGCGGTCTTCGACGCGGCCTCTCGAGTGAACACGAGGGACGCGTCAAAACCCGTCCAGAGGGGCCCGCGCCCTCATAATCCGCAGGTACGTGGTTCGAGTCCACGCACCGCCACCATTTTACAAGTCTTTTTCGCAAGGCGACCTGAGCGGGGCCCCAGTTGGGCCCCACTCAGAGTCTCCTCGAGGCACGCCGGCCGGCCTTGACCGTCGGGTGCAGGTAGCGGGCGGCCATGTCCGGGCTGCGCCACCGGGCCATGGCCATCAGCTCCTCGAGCGTCGTGCCGCGCTTGCCGGCGGCGATCGTCGCCGAGCTGTGCCGCGTGACGTGGTGGGCGGTCAGGCCGTCGAAGTCGACGGTGCCGTCGGAGCGCAACTTGACGATCTTCGCGCGGAGGCACGCCCGGCCGAAGATGCCGCCCTGCAGGTCGGGCGTGTTGGCCTGGTGGTAGTCGAACCGGCCGAAGACAGGATCGTCCGGTTGCAGCTTCCCGCGGGCTTTCAGCTCGCCGCGGATCGCGCGCGCGACCTCGGGGTGCAGGTCGATCTCCTCCTGTTCGCCGCTCTTCGCGTGCTCTGCCGGCAGACGGATCACTTGCTCTTTCCAATCCACCCAGCGCAGCGTGAGCGCCTCGAGCTCGCCCTTGCGCAACAACGAATAGAAGAGCGCTCGATATACGCGGGAGGCTCGGTGCTCCTTCATTGACGTGAGCGCGCGCAGGAAGCGATCGCGCTGCCCCGCATCCATCGCCGCGCGGCCGCGCTGCTCCGAGCGCTGGTCCTTGCTCTTCGGTGATTCGATCTCGGGCACGGTCTGCACCACGCCGCGCTCGCGGGCCCAGCGCAGGAAATGTCGCAACGTGTTCGCCAGGTGCGCGATCGATCGCGCGCCAAGCGGACCGCCGGCCGCCTTGTGCAGCGCGCCGCGCGCCTCGAGCCAGGCATCGGTGGTGATCTCCTCAGCCCGCCTCCAGCGAGGAGCGATGTAGCGCATCAGGTCCGTCTTGATACGGCCGTGGTGCCTGCCATCGTGGCCGCGATAGAGCTCTTCTTCGTGCTCGAGGTACTGCGCGATCAGGTCGACGAGCTCGAGCTGCTCGGAGACCGACGCGGGAACTGCACCAGCTCGCCCGCCGGCTTGGCTGGCGTCGATGTAGAGCGCTGCAGCTCGTCGCGCAGCTGCGCCGCGATCTCCTTCCAGCGGGATGCCCGTCGAGGCTTCCCATCGTCTGCCGCTTGGGAGCGTGGCGCGGGCGTACCAGAAGCGCTTGCCGGGCTTGCGACGGAGCTTGATTCCCTCGGGGTGACGCACTCTGGAACCTCGCGATGGGCGCGCTGCCAGGCGCGCAGATCGTCGATCAAGAACGTCACCTTGCCCCCGACGCGCACGATGGGCAACGTCGGACGCACCTGTGCGTCAAACCAAGTCGGGCAGCCGCCGAGGAACGCGGCCGCGCACGCACGGCAGAGACCCTCGGCCTGTCGCAGCCGGCAGGTCCCCGGCTCGTGCACGCGCTTGGCGGCAGCCGAGGTCACGGCACGATCCATTTCACGCACGCGGGCCAGCGCACGCGGATGTCGGTCGCCGGGCCGCCACCAGGAGTCAGAGCGCACTTGTACCAATGCCTAGAGTAGCCGCCGAGATCTTCACGTTTGTGGCCGCAATCGCCGCAGGTGTGACCCGAGGCAGCCAGCAGCGGCAGGCCGTTGTGCGGGTGAACCCCGCGCGCCTGCCTCGCGGCAACCATGGCCTTGCGCGAGGTGGGCCGCTTCTGCTTCTTCATCGCGAGAGCCTGCTCCTCGGTGATCTCGACCCCGAACATGTCTTTCACGGCGCACCCGCCAGCAGGCACGCGATGCACGTCGGCTCGGGCGTGCGCAGCAGGTAGACGTGGCTGCGGCGATGAAACACGGCGCAGATGATGCGGCGGAGGCGGGTCACGGCGTCGCTCCGAGCAGGCGCAGGGCCTCGAATAATGGGCCTCTCACGCACCTCGCAGAGAGGTGCCCGGTCCCTCCCGCCATGCATACGGCCAGTGACCCCCCAATACAGCGCGTCGAGAATGAAACGGATCACGGCTTCACCTCGACGAGCTTGCCGCTCTCGACGCGGTACTTCACGTTCGCCTTGATTCCGTCGATGCCGACCTCTCCCAGGCAGGCGCGGTAGCGGCCGGTGCTGCCGTCCCACCACTTGAGGAGCAGAGATCCGCCGTCGCCCGCCGTCGCCGTGCCGCCGTCGCCCGCCGTCGCCGTGCCGCGGTCGCCCGCCGTCGCCGTGCCGCCTTCGCCCGCCGTCGCCGTGCCGCCGTCGCCCGCCGTCGCCGTGCCGCGGGGGCCCGCCGTCGCGGTGCCGCGGTAGCCCGCCGTCGCCGTGCCGCCGTCGCCCGCCGTCGCCGTGCCGCGGTCGCCCGCCGTCGCCGTGCCGCCGGTGATCGCGCGGCCCTCAGCACCGTGAGCAGCGAGATATTCCGTCGCGCTCTTCTGGTTGCCGCAATGGACGACCACGCACGAGGGGAACTTCACCTTGCCATCGAGGTCGATGATCTTGTCCTTCTCCACCTCGACCACCAGCCAGGCCGCGTCCACAGCCCAGCTCAACACATCCCCGTTGCCCTCGCCCCAGAG